AGTTGGGAAGAAGTAAAAGAACAATATTTAGGAGAAATTGGAAGATAAGTCTTGACTTGTATTAAAATATTGTGTATATTAAGGTATGAATAAAACAACAAATAAAAACAATTTAATTACAGAAAAAGATGTATTCAATATGGTTGATAATAAATTTATAGCTAATATGTCTCCTATCGATTGGGGTAAGACTATGGCTATCGCCAATGAATACATATGTAGAGATTTAATGACTTCTTTAGGTGGTACGAAAGTTATACATACCGATGAATGTGTTGAGGGTAGCGAAGGTGGTATGCTATTAGAGAGGTTAAACATAGATACTTCAAACAATGGTTCAGGCTTTGATACTATTGTTNTATCTAATGGTAAANGNATTCAATGTAAACTCAGACAGGTAAAGGGTAAGACGCCTTATAGTACACAAACCCANTTTGATAATACTCGTAGAACTACAGGTCAGAATAAAGGTACTGCAGGTGGTGGTGCAAATGGTCATGTTAGATATGGTAGTGGTGAGTTTGATTATGTTTTAGTTTCATTAATAGAAAGTTATAAAGACAAATCTGTAAGAACAGATTTAAACAAATGGAATTTTTCTTTTATTCCGATTTCTGATTTAGTAGATCCTACAATGCCAGAGTTTTGTTTATCACATATACCAGCGTCTGTATTAGAAAAGAATAAATTAGAATCTGATAAAGATTGGGAAGATAGATTTAAGGAAGTCTAATGAACATATTTGATTTTGCAAAAGAATCGGATTCCGATAAGGAATATCCGTATAAAATATTAGTATATCCTAACATCACCTATATGCGTGATTTAGAAAAGGATTCTTATGTTGTAGTTTTGCGTAATGTAATTAAAGAATTAAATAAAATTCGTAATGATATTCATTGGACAATTTTATCTCCTGGTGATATTAAGAGTTTAACATTTGAGAACACTACACAAATACCAATCAACTTACCATCTTATCCAAATGCTATGAGATGCCATTTTAATTATAACGAAATCAAAGCTAACCTTAGATGGAAAGAAACTGATTTCGATGTGGTATATTCTCATTTGCCAGAACATACTTTGAATATGACTAACCTATTAGAAAATGATACTAACATCACACCTAAATATGTTGGTTATTGTCATTGGTATGAGGTAGATGAAAACACTAACTATAGTAAGCGTATGCTTATGGACAACTATAATGGTATGCTTGAGATGGAAGAGTGTGGCGTAAATAGTATTTGGTTAAAAGAATTAGTATTAGAGAAAGCTAAAGAGTGGTACAATAAAGAAACCATTTCAAAGTTAGATAAGATTATACAACCACATTATTTAGGTATAGACAAAATAAATAATGTAGAAGTTCCAACCAAAAAGAAAACCATCATCTTCAACCATAGAGACAATTACTATACAGGTTGGACTTGGTTTATAGATAGAATGGATGAACTTTATAAGCAAAGGCAAGACTTCACTGTTTATACTACACTAGCCGATTTAGATAGACCATATGCTAAACGTGTAAAAATAAGTGACAGAGATGAGTACTTAGACTTTATCCGTTCAATGCAAGTTGGTGTTGGTACATTTCAAAAATACTCTGCTTGGTCTATATCAACTACAGATTCTCTTAGTATGGGTGTTCCTTACATTCTACCAAATAAATTATGCTATCCTGAAATGGTTGGTGGTGACTATCCATTATTGTACGATGGTAAAGACGAATTTCTACAAAAGATAAATGGAGCACTTGATGATGATGGAAGCGTAGATAAAGCTAAGGCTTATCTCAAAACAAAGATAGAAGAATTTCCGTGGGCTAATAGAGTTCCTAATTGGTTTGGTAGTTGGAACTTTCTTACTCCCGATTCGTTTGATATGATTGGAGAAAAGAGTGAGGCTTATCCTAAGATAGTAGATTTCATACACAAAAGAAAATCGGTTACTAAAAAAGAAATATTAGACTATCTTGGTTGGGGTGTGCGGATTTCCTTTAGTCCATACAGAAATAGACTTAGAACAGAATCAACAATTAAATTTACAAAAAATAGATATGAGGTTAGATAAATGAAACAACTTACAGAAAAACAGATATTAGATAATTGGAATAAGTTAATGAAACTTATTGAGGATACATTTGAAGGAGAGCGTAAAGAGAAACTCTTAAAGATGTATAAACATTTTGAAGATAGAATGGTTACAGCGCCAGCTAGTGGTAAAGCCGCTTATCACAATGCTATGGTGGGTGGTTATGTGGAACACGTACTGCACGTTACAGATTGTGCTCTAAAAATCAAAAACCTTTGGGAGTCTGAAAGAGCTATGATTAACTTTACAGATGAAGAACTTATCTTTGCTGCTATGCATCATGACTTAGGTAAGGTTGGTGATTTAGAAAATGACTATTACATCCCACAAGATTCGGAATGGCATCGTAAGAATAGAGGTGAGATATTCAAACACAATTCAGCTCTTCAGTATATGACTGTAACAGATAGAGCTATCTTTATTCTTAACCACTTTGGTATTAAGATGTCACAATGGGAGTACATTGGGTTGAGACTCACAGATGGTATGTATGAAGAAGCTAATAAGTCTTACTATATGTCTTACAATCCTGATTGGTCATTGAAGTCTAATATAGCTTACATCTTACATCAGGCAGATATGATGGCGACACACATTGAGTTTGATGAGTGGCAAAGAGAAGATGAAGAGGTAAGTAACAACTTTAAGAAAGCGGTTACTACCGAAGAGAAACCTAAGCAATCACCGAAGTTAAGTGCGAAATCACAAGATCTTTTTGAAGAACTATTTGGAGAAAAAAATGAAACAGAGTCGGAATAAAGAATTTTCAACAATCCGAAAGCTAAAGAAACAGGTTATTGATTTGGAAAAGAGATGTGAAGAAATTGAACTTATCGTAATTACAATGTTACAGAACCTGGCGGGCAAATTGGAGAAAAAATTATGATATTAGAAATAAGTCTTGCATGTATGGTTATTTTGTTCGTAACTTCCTGTTATGGAATATGGAACATAATTAGAAAGTTAGAATTATTAGAGAATTGGATAGAGGATTTTATAAAGACAGTGAATAAAATAAATATAGATTTAAAAAAGTTAGATTACAAAGGTTATTTTGAAGCTGATGACGAGGTCGGTGTAATCTTTAATGAAATAAAAAACACAATCAAACAGTTAGATAGGTTCAAAGGAGAAGAACAATAATGGCTACAACAGCAAGAGTATCAGGTTCAGAAATAGCAAAGGCAACAAAAGTTGCAACAAAAAAGAAACCTCCTGTCAAAAGGAAAAGAAAGAAGAAAGGTAAAAATTATTACTTCAATCAGGGAACTGAAGATGCTATCATCCTATATAACAAATCAGATGATGCAAATGTAAGAAATAAAATTTACAATGAACATATCAGAGCTGCTTTTGATAAGTTGGCTGAGAATATCATTCATACATTTAAGTTTTATTACTTTGATGTGGGTTCTATTGAAGTAAAACACGAAGTAGTTTCATTCTTAGTTATGAATATGCATAAATTCAAAGAGGGTAAGGGTAAAGCATTCTCCTACTTTAGTATTGTCGCTAAGAACTATCTTATCCTTAATAACAATAAGAATTATAAGATGGGTAAGATTCATTCTGAAATGAAGGTTTTGGATTACAAAAGAAATCTTATGGGTGAGAATTCCACATCTGAAACTTCTGAAAAGTCGGTTCTATTTATAGATGAGTTACATAGGTTTTGGGATACAAACCTAACCAACATCTTCCGTAGAGACAAAGACATCAGAGTTGCTGATGCAGTTTTACATATATTCCGTATAAAAGAAAATATAGAGAACTTTAATAAGAAAGCTCTTTATATTCTTATCCGTGAGATGACAGGATCAAACACACAACATATTACTCGAATCATAAATGTTATGAAGAAATATAATAAAAGGTTAATATCCGAATTTGATAAGGTTGGTATGGTTGATGTGAGTTACACAGGTTCTCTTATGAGAGAGAATCAATAAAAAAAAGGGGAGTTTTTACTCCCCTTTTTTGTGCCCTTTATTAAATTTAATATATATTTATTAAAAGTTAAAAACATCAATATTTATATATAACTACAAATCTAAATTTTTTACAATAAAGAGGTACATTATGGCTAATGACTATGAAATATTTGATGGTAAATCTTTATCTGATTTATTCAAAGATATATACGACAATACAACAAGAAATAAAACTCAACTAGAGGTTCTTATGAAAGAGGTTACTGGCTTTATAAAAGACGGCGATACGGCTGTGCAGATTATTCCTATGTTAAAAGAGTATTTAGAAATCAACGTTAAAAACGATGACCAATTAGTAAAGGTAGCTGCTATAGTACAACGTATAATAGCTTCCGAATCTAAAGGTGGTTCTGAAGAAGAATTCGGTTTATCTGATGCAGAGAAGGAACAACTATTGGGTGCTATTGAAGATGCCGCTACAGACTTACAGAGTCATTCAGATGAGATACAAGAAGATATTAAAAGAGTTGAGAACTAATGGCATTTCGTAATTCAAGTTTAGCTTTAAATAGAGAAACAGAAAATGTAGGATTTACCACTTATTCAGATGTATACAGAATACTAAAAGATAATATAGATGACAGTTCTGAATTTTATGAAATAGAACCTGCGGTTGTTGAACAAGTTCTAATTGATTCAAGTAATCTTCCTAAAATAAAACAAACTAATCCGTTGAGAGATATTCCTGATTGGTCTTTCTATGGTTGTATAAAGGCTAGGTTTATACATAGTCAAAGTGAAGGAGATTTAATAGATGGTTTTATAAAACCTTTATCAAGCCACTTAATAACATATCCCCTAAAAGGTGAGGTGGTAAATGTAACTATTCACGATGGAAAATTATATTATGCACCACCATTGAATTTGTATGGTAAAGTAAATATGAATCGAGCTACAGGAAAAAGTGGTGAGGGATTGGTTTTACCACAGAGAACTAAATACAACAGAAAAATTTATTCAGAGCAAGGTGATGTTTCTCTTAATGGTAGATTTGGTAATGGATTAAGATTGGGAAGTGATAAAGAGTATATGTACCCAAATATAAAAATTACAAATAGACAATCAGTTCCCGATATAAAAGTGGCTGATGAACATTTTCCACACGAACAAGATATAAACTCAGATGGTTCTTCTATTTTTGTGACATCGGGCGAATTAAAAGAAATAGAGTCACTAGAACCAGCCGCAGACTCAAAGAGATGGCCACCACTTGTTGCTGGAAATTCTATGAGCGGAGATATGATTACATTAAATTCTGATAAATTGGTTTTTAATGCGAAGGGTGATGGAAAAGGTAATAATAGTGACATACATATTTTCGCTGCAAGAAATATAAATTTAGCTTCTAACTATGAAATTAATATAGGAGCAGGTGGTGAATCAGGCGGAGCTATAAATTTAGGAGATCCTGATGCTATTAATAGTGTGGTAAAAAGTAATGAATTAGAAGAATTGTTAGAAGGAGTGTTTGATAGTTTAGAAGATTTTTTAAGTACTTTAGAAAAAGCATCAGACCCAAAACAAATAGGAGCTGCAGCTAAAACTTTAAGTGATGAATTGGGTATGATTAAACAAAAACAATTACCAAAAATATCTAGCAAAACAGTATTCATAGCTGATGATAAAGAAGATTTAGGAACAGCAATTCCAAATATTGAAACAGAAGGATAATTATGAGTAAAGCATCAGACGCATTAAAGAAACTTATAGATGAATCTATTGAAAATCAAAAACAAAAATTAGATAAGAAAGTAGACAACGCTCTAATTCTTTATAGAAATGGGAGTGAAGAAGCTGATGGAGCGGTAAATGAAGTTGAAGCAAATATAGAAAAAGCTAAAGATGCTAAAGAAAAAGTTTCAGATGCAATAGATAGAATTGAATCTATAAGATTATCTTTTGACTCAAGCAGAAAGGCTGCTGAATCAACGGAGAAAGCTTCTACTATTGGTTCGGCTTTAAACCCAGCTGCTGCAGCTATAGCATTTGTTCAAAAATTTATAATAGATAAACTTAAAATAGAAATAAAGGATATAAAAGATGAATTAAACGTTGCACCACAGATATTAGACAATCTTGATAAATTTTTTACAAGAACAAGAAAGAAAATTAGAAAAGAAAAAGCAAGAAGAGCAGCTCAAAAAAGAATTGCTGCAGAAAACAAAAAGATGCTAAGTTAGTATATTTATATAAAACAGGAGTTACTATGGCAAAAACTAAAAAAATAATCAGTTTAATCAGAGAAATAGTACGACAAGAAGTACAAAAAGAGGTTAAGCAGATATTTATTAACGAAGGAATGAAATCTATGGCTCAAAAGTCTACATTAGTAGAAGATACAGTTATGGAGGTTCTACCTGAACGAAAACCAAAACCAAAGAAAAAAGTCACATACACAAACAATCCAGTGTTAAATGATATTTTAAATGAGACAGCAAATAATCCTCAGGGAATGGAAGAATATCCGACAATGGGTGGTGGAACATTTGATAGTACAAAAATGGCACAGGCTATGGGATATGGTAATATGATGGGCGGTGATGAGAAAGTTAAAAGAGAAATGGCCGCAGTACAAACTGCACAAGCAGCTGGTGCTGACACATCAAATCCTGTAGTACAAGAAGTAATGAAAGATTTGACTAAAGATTATAGTGGGGTGATGAAAGCTTTAAAAAAGAGAGACAATAAATAATGGGAGCACTTCAAAACGATTTAGATCCAGATACTTATATCGGAATAGAATTACCATTAACATATGGTAATTCAGGATTCTTTAATAGAACTAAAACTTCTTTAGATCAAACAAGATCTAATATCAAAAATCTTCTATCAACAAACAAAGGTGAGAGATTAGGTAATCCCACATTTGGCTGTGATTTGAGAAAAGTGTTATTTGAAAAAGAGGGTGATATAGAAAGTCTAATAGAAGAAGCTATAACTTCAGCTATAGATGAATTTTTACCATTTGTGAATATTATAGAAATAAAAAGTCTCTTTTCTGAAGCTAACCAAAATATTGTAAATGTTTCTATTAGATTTAGTTTAGCTACAGATGTCGATGAAGAAGAACAACTGGCATTAGATTTTGGAAACTATGAAGCAGCACAATTTTAATTTAATGGAGATGAGTAATGCCATATTCTACACCTAAAAAATCAGTAAAAGAAGTTAGATACTTAAATAAAGATTTTACATCTTTTAAAGATAATCTGATTGAATTTACTAAAATATATTTCCCAAAAGAATATAATGATTTTAATGAATCATCGCCGGGTATGATGTTTATTGAAATGGCATCTTATGTGGGTGATGTTCTGTCTTACTATATAGACAACCAATTTAAAGAAAGTTTATTAGCCTTTGCTGAAGAAAAAAGAACTGTATATAATATGGCTCAGTCTTTAGGATACAAACCAAAATTATCTTCGCCAGGTGTAACAGACTTAGATGTATTTCAAACAGTACCTGCTTTAGCATCTGGAACAGGAGCTAGTTACAAAACAGTGCCTGATTTAAGATACTCTATGGTAATTAAATCTGGAATGGAAGTCAGTTCAGGTACAGGTATAACATTTATTACGCAAGAAGATTGTAATTTTAAATTTTCAAGTTCTTACGATCCTTTAGATATTAGTATCTATGAAAGTTCTAATAATATTCCTGTAACTTACTTATTAAAAAAATCTGTTAAGGCTGGTAGTGGTACAATAGCTGAAGAATTTTTTACATTCAATACAGCTGAAAAGTATAAAAGAATAGCTTTAGCAAATACTAACATAACAGAAATACTTTCTTGTACAGACAGCGATGGTAATAGTTGGTATGAAGTTCCCTTTTTAGCACAGGATACAATATTTGAAGATATGCAAAATGTTGAAGAAAATGATGATGAGTTATTTACTTACGCAGACCAAGCTCCTTACCTATTAAAGCTGTTAAAGACTACTAGAAGATTTACAACATTTATTAGAGAAGATGGTAAAACTGAATTAAGGTTTGGCGCAGGTACATCAGACAGTCCTGATGAAGAGATAGTTCCAAATCCTGATAGTGTTGGTTCATCTTTACCAGGCTCGCCATCTTATTTAAATACTGCTTTTGATCCTTCTAATTTTTTATCAACAAAAGCGTATGGGCAAGCGCCATCTAATACTCAATTGACTATCACATATAGATATGGTGGTGGCCTTTCACATAATGTAAATTCAAATACTTTAAGAAGTATACAATCTATAAATGTAAATACAGACACATCAGGTTTAACTTCTTCATTGATAGCTAATACAAGAGCTTCCATAGCTGTAAATAATACTTTACCAGCTACAGGCGGAAAGG